CGGCGGGGCAGGGCGAGGCGACCGTCTGCATCATCCAGGGTAAGGGTGAGTTCGTCGGCCTCAAAACCGCGTTTGTCCCGAATGGTCAGGTCGACCAGCCGCGCGGCTATGGTTCCGGTAATGTCGGTGCCTTCAACCGAGATGGAAAAATCAGGGGTCATGGCAGGTTCGGTATCTGCAGGTCGGCGCTGGTCAGGTCCGCCAGCTCCACAATATCGTCCGGCTCATGGGCCAGCGTCAGGTCAAAGTCGATCTTTCGCGCAACACCTTCACGAAGGAACACAGTGCGCGTGTCATTGACCGTTCGAATGGTCCAGTAGCCCAGCATATTGCCTGTGCCGTCCATGAGCGTGTAGGCCTTGCCCCCGTTCATCATGGTGCGCAATCGGTCGAGGTTCACTGGCCCGCCTGTGAATTCCGGCAACAGGGTGCCAGAGAGAGCGATGCTGTCTTTCCCCGGCCCCAGAAACTGCGAGACGGCACGGCGGCCAATGCGCCTGTTCTCCGACCAGTTGGCAGCGGATGAGCGCCGCAGCTGCTGATAGGCGGCTGTCTGGATCGAGAAAACAAATAGCCCCAGGCTCATCATCATGGGCAGACCTCCTAATCGTGCAGGGTTGAACGTGACGTGGCAGCGCGTTCCCGGTCGCGGGCGTCCAGTTCCAGGCGCACCATCCGCGCAATCTCCTGAGCATCGACGCCAGCGGGGGCATGAATGTGAATTTCCACATTATCACCGCCTTGAACATTCCTGGCGGAGGGGCCTGCATATGCTGGTACGGTCGCGATGCTGGCGCTCAGAGCCCCCGCCGCGACCGCACGGGGCAGGGCGCGCCCGAGGCGGGAGACGGCTTCCACAGCGCGCCCCTGGCCCCCTCGCACGCCCAGCGCCAGTCCCTCGGTAACAAAGCCCCCGAATTTCATGAACACTTTGCTGGGGCTGGAGATGCCAAGCAGATCCTTGAACTGTTCCCCCATGGCTTCCCCCAGAAAGCTCATGGCGCCCATGAGGCTCTGGAACGCTCCCGTGATGCCGGAAACAAGCCCGCCAACAATGGCAGCACCGAAGCCGGTGAAGGTGGCCGGTAGCTCAACCCCGAACCAGGAGAGCACGCCTGCGAAGGCTTTGTAGAAAAGCCCCAGCGGTGACCAGTTGATAATTGCTGCGGTAATAGATCCGATCCCGCCCTGAAAGGTCTCCTTAATGCCGGACCACAGCCCGACAAAGAACGCTGAAATCGGACCCCAGTATTTCCAGATCAGAAAGGCCGCAACAGCGATGCCGGTTATGGCAAGGCCAATGGGATTGGCCAGGAACAATTTACCCAGGACGAACAGAGCGGTCCCTATACCCTTGATGATGGGGATCAATGCCAGCCCTTTCAGGCCGACCGCGGTCAGGGCAAAGCTCACTATGGCAAAGGGACCGACGATCCCGGCGACGACAAGTGCCAGGCCGCCTATGACCGTCCACAGTGTGGCGATGCCCGTCACCACAGTGAAAATGGTACCCGCCAGGCGAGGGTTTTCGCGCACCCAGTCGGTTGTTGAGCGCACAATACCCGTAATGCCTTGGATAGTGGCACGCAGGTGGCTTGTCTGTGTGTCGCCTATGGCAATGTTCAAACCCTCCCAGGCGCTTGTGAGGCCCTTTAGGTCGCCAGCCGCATTGTCGCCCATGGCAAGGGCGAGTGCACGCGACTCGCCATCTACATTGTTTAAAACCTCAATGAAACGGGTCAGCTCACCGGCGCCCGCGCGGCCAACAGTTTCAGCAAAAGCACCTGCCGCTCGCTTGCCAGCAATGGCTTTGAAGAAACCCAATCGTGCTGCATTGCCCATCGTCTCAGTCGCCGTCGCAACATCCGCCAGGATTGCTGCTGCAGGACGCAAGTTGCCAAAATCGTCCGTAGGATCAATGTCGAGCCTATCAAGAGCTTTCAATGTATCAGATGGCGGTGCGGAGAGGCGGCTAATGATGGAGTCCAGCGCAGTGCCTGCGCGACTTCCCTGGATGCCGACATTACCCAACATGCCTGCCAGTGCAGCAATCTCTTGAACACTAGCGCCCACCTGGTTGGCATTATTCGCGACAAAGGACATGGTCTCGCCCAACTGCCGCAGGTCAACATTCGAACGGGTAAATGTGCCGACCAAAGTATCGCCCAGCATTCCCATTTGTGATGCGTCGAGTTTGAACGCGGACAAGATGTTGGATGTGATATCGGCGGTTTCGGTTAGCTCTGTGCGTCCCGCTTTCGCCACATCCAAGAGTCCCGGCATACTGGACAATATATCCGAAACCTGGAAACCCGCTCTTGCTAGAAATTCCATTCCACCGGCAGCTTCACTGGCTGAGAATTGCGTCGTGGAGCCAAGTTCCAATGCCTGAGCACGCAGGCTGGCAAAGGCTTCTGAGGTCTTGTCAATTCGACGAATGCCGCCGACCGCACTCATCTGTTCATCGAAGCTGGTACCGGGGGCGAGCGCGCCCGCAATACCCCGAAGCGCTAGGCCGCCGCCAGCCACGCCAGCGGCCCCCACAAAGCTCACATTGGCCTGTGTCTGCAGGGTGCGCCGATACCGAGCCGACGCGCGCGTCATGCGGTTTTGCAACTGTGTGGAGCGTCTGAGAGACCTTTGCTGCTGTTCCAGCCTGCGGTTGGTGTCAGCGATCTTGCGGGCCACCTTGCCCTGTTCCTGACCCATCCGGCGTACGGCTATGCCTGCCTGGCTGAATGCCGTCCGCGAGGTCTGCAGTTCCATCCGCTGGGCTGTCTGGCGCTGCTTCAGTTGTTTGACCTGTTTGGCAGCCGCCTTTGTGGCACGCGCCATCTTCATGGTCGGTGCGTCCGCATTGCGAAAGGCAAGGGCCAGCTTCTGGGCCTGTCTCTGCGCCTTCCCCAGTTCGATCGATGTCTGGCCGGATTGCCTTTTCAGGGTGGCAAAACCCTTCAGGCGCTTTTGCGTGGCGTCCAGCGCTTTCAGCTCTTTGGCGGTCTTGCCCAGGGACTTTTGCAGGCGACTAGAGGTCTTGACGATGTTCCTGAAGGGCTTTGACGCCTTGTCAAAACCCTCAGCAATGATCTTGAGTTTCAGGTCCTTCATAATCTGGCCACTTTCATCGCTATAATGGTTTTATGTTGTACGCCATCCTCATAGCGACCATTGGGTTCGCCATCTTTTTCGCCTTTGCGATCATGCTCTACTTCATCGGCGTTGCGCTCTACGCCATCTGCAAGGGCTTCGTCGAGGAATGGAAGAGATCCGCAAGCCAAGACCGCAGCGCCTAACCTCTTTTTGACTGCTTCTTCAGGTCTTCGTTTCGATCCTTGGCAATTTTCATCCACTTGAAAAATTCATCCAGCTCCATCTCGTTGAGAAGGTTGGGGGGCCATCCACCGCCAAAGACAAGGTTGATGAACCCCCAGGCCTCCATAATGTCGCTGGGAACTATTTTCCCGCGAAAAATCCGTCCACTTCCTTCATGCAGGTGAGCAGGTCGACAATGTCCATGTTCTCGACGATCTGATCTTCGGTGAGAACGGGGGACACGATGCGCGGCAGAAACTCATAGAACGTGTCAGCGTCCAGCGCTCCCAATTGAGCCACCGAAATGCCACGCAGGTCACCAGGTGTTGGGCGGCGAAGCGTGAGTTCTTTCACTTCCGTTTCCCCTATCTTGAAGGGTTCCGTGAGGGGAACCTTTTTCGTTTTTGCTTTAGCAGTCATGTCTCTCTCCGTGTTTAGCGTTTAAGGTTTGGCCTGGCTTCAGAGGCCAAGAATGGTGCGTATGTCGGCGGCAAGGTCTTTGTCGCCGATCATTTCAATGCCGTTGATGAAATCAATTTCGATCAGGGTGGCTCCATCCCGCACGAGCTTGAAGTAAGTCAGCGGAAACTCGGTTTCGAGTTCGGTTGGCTCGCCTTCCTTGGCTGTCCCGAAGTCCAGCTTGGCGATCCTGCCGCGCGTAACAATTTCGATGCCGACCGACTTTGCGCCTGGATCATCCGAGCGATAGGCCCCGACAAACCGCAGTCCGGTGCCGTCAATATCCACATTGGCGAGCTGTCGCAGCATCAACGGCGTGTATTCGCGCAGCTTGATGCCCAGCATCATTTCATTGAAGCCCTGGTCGATCTTCACCGGGCCGCTCATGCCAGCGCCGCGATAGTCGGCCTGGTTCTTCTCAATCACTGGCAGCGTCACTTCTTCAGCAACGCCCAGGAAAGAGCCTCCAACAACGAAAATGTTGAAGCGCTTGAGTGTGGCGGGGAGCATATCCTGTCTCCTTGGGTTTTAGTGTTATGGCCAGAAGCCACGAAAGGGGGGAACGCGGCCAGGGTCAGGCCGCGTCTGCGATGGCGCTTGCGAAGTCCAGCAGATAGCGATCCGTGATGCGCTGCTGGAACTGCAGGTTCTCAATGGGTGGGACAGGCGTGTAGTCGTAGTCGATATAGAGCTTCCCTGCCTTCAGCTCTGTGACAGAGTTGATCTCATCGTCGTACCAGGCGGATCCGCCAAGCAGGTAGCCTTGTGTCTTCAGGCTGCGGAGCTTGGCATTCACACCTTCAATGATGTCGCGCACGTTTGCCGGGCTCATAACCCCGTCCACCACATAGAAATGCGCTTCGGCGATGGTGTCAGCCAGAACCTGGGCGGTTCGAGTGTAGTTCTCGAAGGCAAACAGCGGATCGGCGGAACAGGTCCGCGAGCCCCAGAACCGGAAGCCATTATTGCGGATCAGCGTTGTCACCTCATTCTCGTTCAGGTGCCCTGCGTCTGTTGCCGGGTTCTGCAGGTCCCAGTCAACCTGTTTTGAGATGCCGGTAACGCCGTTCACTTCGACATTGGACAGCGTTTTATGCCAGCCAATCTCATTGTCGATCTTGGCGCGCAGGCCGACAGCGCGCGCTGTCGCAAACGCCGTTGATGTCGTTTCCGTCACGGTATCGAAGCGCTGGAAATCCGGCCATATCACCATCAGCTCACGGGCTCCAAAGTTATCCCGGTAGGCAACGGCCTCGGTTTTATTCGTCGCACCATAGGCGGAGACGTAGGCAAAGGCGCGGAGCGCCTGTGCAACGGTAACAAGCTCAGTGGCCACCGCTTGCGTGTCCAGGCCAGGGACAGCCAGAATGCGCGGAGTGACGCCCGTCACGGCGTTGGCGATGGTCAGCGCCTGAATGCCGGTGCGGGTGCCGTCCGCCTCCACTGTGCCAATGATATTGGCCGTGGTTTCCGCATCATCCACACCTTCGTCGACCCGGATAACGACCATGACAGGGTTTGTCTGATCCTTGATGGCGTCCAGTGCGAAGGGCAGGGTGCCGGTGTCACCGGCCTTGGATAGGGCGGTGTAGATGTTGGTCACCAGTACCGGCGTGTTGACCGGATAGAAGTCCACATCTGCGGCGGGGCCGGTTACGACAATTCCAATGATGGCTGTCGCGATGGTGCGGATGGGGCGAATGCCACCGTTCAGTTCGATAACTCGGACGCCATGATGATAATCTGCAGGCATGTCTTGTCTCCTTTAGCTTTTCTGCGTGGGTGACGCAGGCGAGGCGAATGTGTGCCACTCACCAGGAGCGGCGGCGTTCATGAATTTGATCCAGGTGTAACTGGTGATGGAGGACCGCAGCATCGGGCGGCGCTGCCGGTTGTCTAGTATCCACTTGCCCCCAAGCATGAGGACGGAATGGAGGCCACCGGTATCGTCCAGGCAGATCACAATTGCGATGTCGCGATCCGCCACCCCGGCGTCCCTTGCGGCATCAGCAAGGGTGAGAACAAAATCGTCGCAGTCCCCGGTGAACCTTTCCCCGGCGCGGAACTCATGGATGAAACTCACCCAGTGTTCCGACACGCCAAAGCGCTCCTTGTCCGGCACCCAGCTGAAAAGGCCAAGACCGGTGAAATGAATGTCGCGTGCAACTTCTTCGATCATGGTCTGGCACCACCAGTGTGAGGGCTCCCGAGCGCAGAACTCCTGAAACCCCCGTGGGGCCGTGGTTGTCTGCCCCGGCTCCGCTCTGGGCACTGCGCATGCGGATAAAGCCAACAACAGGGGGAGGCAGATGAAAGATACAAAGCGGGAAAGGCTGCGCATCAGGCCAACTCCGATATGAAAACTTTGGCGTTCCCTGTCCGCGCCTTGATCCAGATATGAGTGGCATGGGCCACCGTGACCTCTGAGTGGCGGACGTTGCGCTCATAAAGGTGGGCCGCATCTTCCGTCGCGAGATTGTTCATTCCGGTTTGTGCCAGAACGTCGGCACCCTCGGCGTAGAGGAAGAACACAGCACCCGGCGAGCTGAAGGCAATCAGCTGGCCCACGGCGTCAACGTCCACTTCCTGAGCTGTACCCGGTTGGCGGGCAAGGACCGGCAGAATTTCATTGTTGGGCGAGGCAACAGGGGGCCTCAAGGGGTTTGTCATATCAGCCTCCTTTAGCTGGCGGCGGGCCAGGAGAGCCCGTCAATGATTGTGGTGATTGATGCGTGGTCGGCGGCAGAGGTGATCGCCATTTTGGCCGACCGCCGTGTGCCTTCGATTGTCGTGGCTGCTATCTCCCACAGGTTCCGCGCTGCTATCACCGTACTTGCAACAGCGCTAGGGCTTGCACCGTCCGCGCCGATGCACGCGACAAGGAATGGATACTCCAGTGGATCTGGTGAAGCGTCAGCCGCATAAGCCAAAGCCTCTTCATACTTCAGCTGATACGTCATGGCCTGGCCGACGCCGCCTGTCATGAATTGCAGCCGGGCGGTCTCTGCCTGGGCGTCAACCTCTGCGGAGGCTGTCGCCTTTGCACCATCGAGAGAAGGCAGTGCCGGGGCCTGTGCGACGGGATTGCCGCTGCCATCCGCAACAATCACCTGCCCCGATTGTTCCGCCGAGATCAGGGCGGCGTGTTCCGCAGCTGTGATTGCAACGGCATCCACTGGCACCGTGCTTGCCGGGTCGCCAAGGATGCCGTGGATTTCGTCTGAGTAGAAGCCACCTGTTGTCTCGCTGTAATAGAGCTGTGTCATGTCAGTATCCCAATGCCAGCCATGAATAGCTGTTTGCTGTTTCGCCGCTAGTCCCGGCCCGGTTGCGTAGCTGGAAGTTTGCCGCCGTCACGTTCTGCGTGTTCGGCGTGTTGTTGCCGTTTCCTGTTTTGATCGGGATAGCCAGTGTGCAAGCTGTGGGGAACGCAGTTGGGAAAGTAATCGTGGCGGTTGCATCGTTGGCGATGGAGGCAACCCGGCCCCACTTGAACTGCAAGCCACCGGGCAGACGTTGCAGGCCTTCGTTCGCGAAGACGCGCCCGAAATCTCCGGCCAGTCCTCGTATCAGATCGGTATCAAGACCCGACCCGTTTCCGTCTGCGGCCTTCACTTTGTTGAACACATCCGCCTGTGTGTAAATCGAAGCAGCAAGTTTTTCGTCCAGAAGGGGCTTGAGGGTCGAAGGCGATATGCCCACCCCGTCGATTGCGCCAGCCAATGCCTCCGCGGCGGTGGCAAAGCGCAGGATGCCTTTGACCGTGGTGGTGGCATCTGCGACCGCAATGGCGGCATTCACCGCAGCCGTGACAAACGCGGTGGTGGCAAGACTGGTCGAGGCATTGCCGGGCAATTGCGTTGGCGCGGTTGGATTTCCCGAGAAACCGGGGTCGGCCAAAGGAGCTTTAAGGGCCAGCTGTGTGGTGATGGTGACGGCAAAATCGGGATCGTTGTTCAGTGCCGTTGCAAGTTCAGCCAGCGTGTCGATGGCTGCGGGGGCGGCGTCGACAACACGCTCGATTTCTGCCTGCACGAACGCAGTGGTCGCGAGCTGCTGGGTGTTTGTTCCCTCAATAGCGGTGGGCGCGGTCGGTGAGCCGGTAAGTTCTGCTGAGAGGAGAGGTGCCAGGAACGGCAGTTGAGCCTTGAGCCACGCTGTCCGGTTGCCAAGCTGTTTGGCGGCCAGATTATCAGGCCCGTCTGCCCCACCCAGAACAGGGTCGGTCGTCTCAATTTGGTAAGTTCCCAATTCCCATTGGGCAACTTCAGGCAGATTGGCCATCGACTACTCCGTGCGTAAAGGTGCCGTCGTATGCCACGGCGGCATTGTGAAGGTTGAGCGCTTCGTCATAACGAAGCGAATGAAGGAAACAGACTTCGCGCTGGGTGCGCAGCACGATCTCTTTGATCTTTGCGGCTTGCGCAATTGAGACCGGGAATTTGGCTGTGACGATGAACCAGGCCCAGTGTCCGCCGCCCCCGTATCGGCGCACGCCGTCATGCACGTAAGTGCCATCATGGGCCTTGATGTCCAGCCCTTCGATGATTTCAACGTCACCATACCCGGCTGCACGGATGGCATCCTTGATGGCACCCGGTGTGCCCTTGTGCCGGTGGACCTGAAGCGACTGCGCCACCACTTCCCGCTTGTCTTCTTCCGGCCATTCGTCGGCCCAGAAATCAACCGAGTTGGCCCACGCAAGATGGGGAAGACTTTCAATAGGGCAGGTCGCCGGGTCCCAGACCGACGAAATGTTGACCGGCAGACTAGTGCTCTCTTCCATCGTGGCGTCCAGACGGCGTTCAAGAGCGGAAGCATTTGGTGGCAGGAGGTCAACCATTGGGTACCTCCACGGTCAAAGTGATGCCGGTGCAAAAAGCCGCCTGATAGGGCTCCGGCACGATGTCTACGAAACCCGTCAGGCGGACCTTTTCGACCCCGGCAACCGTCATGGCTTCGTGCAATCCGCTGTCCGTCACGCGTGCAGCAATTTTATGTTGCTCGTCCACATAGTCCTGCACAGCGGCGCTGGCGGCGGCTTCCACAATCGGTGCCTCTGGGCCGTCATAGATTTCCAGAACAGCAGTGATGGTGTAATAGATGATCTCCACTGGTCGCAAGATCACTGTGTCGCCCAGTGGCCGAACATGTTCGTCTGTTAGACGAGCTTCGACGGCATCGAGGGCCAATTGGTCTGGAACGCCGTCGCCGAACCATCCCATCACCACGACCGTAATATCGCCGGGATCAGAACGGTAGGGATTAACATCCTTCACCAGCGCGACAACCGAGCCGGAGGCAAACTTATAAGTGATTGTGATGGTGCCGGGCTCGGGCGTGACGATGTCAACGCTGGTCGGCTCCTGACCTGCCGACAGTGCATTGAAAGCATATCCGCCGCGCGAGCCTGCAACGGTAAGGGCTTCCGGTGCCAGCTGAATGCGGCGACGGTAGGCTTCGTCGCCTTCAAGGGTCGGCTCGACGGGAGGAACCGCAACCGGGTTGCCCGGATCAACGGTCAATCGAGCCACGCCATAGCGGGCCGCGATATGATCCAGATCATCGCCGGTGGCAAAAGCCAGCATCACGCTCCGCGCTTTATCATTCATGTCTGCGCGCAAGGTAAGTTCACGATAGGCGCAGGTCTCAAGCAGCTTGATGACCGGCTCGCTCTCAAGGTCTGCGGAAAATTCGGGATTGCGCGATAGATGATATTCCTTCAGGTCGGCAAGAATGCTTTCGAAGTCCAGCTCGTCAATCACCTGCGGCTTGGTAAGTTGGCTAAGGTCTATGGCGTCGAAGCGGCTCATGTCAGCCCACCCCACTCATTCAGGAGGTTACCATTAGTCTGAAACGACCGCTCGATAATCCCATCAATATGGTTGCCCGCCGCTTCCCGGCCTTCACGAATGAGGGACAGGTTGGCTGGGATGGTGAAGCTAGTGCTCGTCTGTGCTGCGCTTTGGTCAACCGACACGGCCATCATATCGATGGCGCTGTCAGTGACGAAAACCGCTGTGTGCGACAACCCATCGTCTTTGCCCGCTACCGTAACAAAGCCCTGCGACACGCCCTCCAAAAACGCCTCGAGGCGCACAATGCCGTTCACCATGTGCAGACGAATTTCGTCACCGGCATCATTGTCTTCGGAGGCTATTACAAAATCCAATCCGGTGCGGCCTTTGGTGTTCCAGCCATATAGCCGTGTCTGAGCGGTCTCAGCGGGATTGTTGCCAAGGAAGGGTGTCCGACGTTGTATAAAAACCGGCCCGATATTCCCCACGGGAGAGCCTGACCAGCGACCTACACGAATTATCTGGGAGGATGCGCTGGGCGTTAAATCCACAAATGTATTGGAAAAATCCAAGGCGCCTATCTGTGTGTCTGTGCCACTCCCAAAATCAACAAAAAAACCATCAACAGGCATCGTATTCGGGATAAATACCCGATATGTCTGACCAATAACTGTAGGTTCTGAAAGATTGTATATAACGCTATCACCACCGGCACTTCCTGAAGCTATGACAAGGCCTGAGCTATCAGTCCAGCTCCCGTTGATAACACTAACAGACTGGGTGTTGAGCTCCCCCCCAAATCCCTGCACCGCCGTAACATCACTGGCGGCTCGCGTGACGGGCGCTGTTGTTGTTGGGATATACGGGCCTAATTCATCGCTGACTTGGCCACCCCACATGTAGAAATTGCCTAACTCGCCGGCTTCCTGTATCCGAATACGAACTTTATCTCCGCCTGTTAGTCCGGCAAAGTCAACGAGCTGCGAAAGTCTCTGCCACTCACTTGTGAGTGTGACATCCAAATATGTCTGACCTAACCCAGCACCACTCCCTAGCAGCCCTAGTTTGACCGCCGTGATTGTTCCAGCTTTGAGGAAAGTCTCACTGGCATAGTCATTTCCATCCGGCACCCCCGATTGACTGATCTGTCGGATGAATGAACTAGGCTCGGGAAGCGTTACCAAGTCAGCGGTCATATCCCCCTTTGGTGACAGGGCTTGGTTGGCGGTGACATAGGCTCCGGCAAATCTCTGCCACACTTGGTTTGAAATTTCTTCGCTGTGTAGCAGATAGTTCGTCTGCTGCCGAAACACCTCACACCCAACGCCCTTAACAACGGCCAGAACATTAGCTGCTACGTCCCGGATCATCCCATCTGCGTCTGTGAGAGTTGCCACAGTGTCCCTTGCCTCAACAGACACCGCGCCGAGCGGAACGGCCACGCCATCCAATATACCCAGACCGCGCACATAGTCAGCTCCCCGCATCACACCCGGCGTGTCTCGGGTCCACCAGTTGGCAGAGGCAAGAGGTTTTGAGACGCCGAGGGTAAGAGCAAGATTTGACACGGAAAAAAGCACTCCGGTTTCGATATACTCAGCGTCAATGTCGATCTCGACGCCGCCAGAAATCGTGACGGTTGACAGGGCGATGCGCTTCAGCCGAAGGCGCGGCTCCCATTTGGCCAGTGCGTCTGCGCATACGGCCTTCAGAAGCATTTCGCCTGTTGCGTTCGCCGCCCGGTCGATCAGTTCGAAGGCCAGAGACCCATAGGTTCGCCGCATGATGCGGCTCCCCAACGGCGTGGTGAGAATGTCGGATATGGACTGGCGCAGGTGCTCGATGCCCTGCAACGGCATGCCTGTGGCGGCGCTCATTCCAATCATGTGCCCACTCCCGTCACCGTGAACCAGGCGCGCCCGGTGGAGCCGTGCCCGCAGGTCGCCAGATGGCCTGAGCGGCAAACCGGCACCCCATTGGCGGTGAACCAGTTTTCACCCTCTGCCATAACTGGGCTCGCATGCGGCTGCTTGCCATGTGCCTGAACAGGATCACCAAGCAGGACAACGGGCTGTCCTTGTGCAAGGAAGAAATCCTGTCCCCCGGCCAGTTGAGCGCCGCCTGCGCTGTCCAGATATTTTACCGCGATGCCTGTCATGCTTTCCACGTATCGAGGTGAGGCGTGGTGATGGTGATGGCATCGTCTTTGACAGAGATAGAGCTGCGGCCAACGCGCAGCATGATCTCACCGGCGTCAGGCAGAGTGACTTCTGCGGCGTGTGTGCCCTTGTGGTAGCTGAACTTCGCGCCGTCTTCGAACAGGGTCAGAGTTTCGTCCGGGTCATTGCTTGGGGCAGGGTGTGCGGACTGATAGATGCCGAAAAGCACCACGCCGTTGTTGAAGTCGCCGCTCTCGCAAAGCACCAGAACCTGTTCGCCAGCGGACGGCGCCGACCAGCTGCGGTCCAGTCCCGCGCGAAAGGTGAGCCACGGGAGCCAGTCGGTCTGGTTGTCACCAATGGACACGCGAACGCGCGCTTTGTCCGCATCCACTTCCGCGATGCGGCCACGGCGCACAATGTTTTCAATGCGTCGATAAAGGTCAGAGAGTTTGAAGGCGCTTTCATTCATGCGCGCATCGTGTCGCTGGTTTTCTTTACTGTCATGGGTGTTGGGGTTGACAGAGGCTCTATCAACCCAATGGGGTTTTGGGGAGACCTTTGAGCGAGAAGCCCTTGCCGATGGTCAGTACCTGATTGCGGTTGCGTGTCAGGGAATAGGAGACATGTACCCAGCCGGAGTTTGGGTCTCCCTTTTTGTGAAACTCCAGAATGAGCTGGTCGAAGGTCAGGTTCTTCGCGATCCATTGCGCAAGCCGCAAGTTGGATATCCCCGGCAGATCG